TCTTTTGATACTAAGAGTTGCTGTTGAACAAAATTATTGTTGTTGATCTTGTCATCTATATTTTTCAAATGCATATAGATTTGCTTTTGTTCATCATTAAGATCTTTGTTCACATCATACTCTTTATCGTTCAATGTCAAGATCGGTCCATTTTGTTTTTCTTTTTTGGCCACGTTTGACTCCTTGTTTGTTAATTATTTTAATTCCATGGTGTAAATTGTTGTAAAGCATATTGAACAGCTACTAACTTCGATTCATTTCCATCAAATGTTACATCTTCCTGTGCTATTCCAATACACATAGCCATTTTATCAGCTTTCATTCCTTGCCCACTCGTAGATGAAGTGCAAATGCCATCACCTATTGCAATATTCCCTTTTTCTCCATTGCAAAGGATATGACCATCACCAAGAATATAAACTTGATGAAGATTGTCTTTATCTGGATATTTTCCAGCATAAGCACCAAGAACATTTTTTGCGTAAGCAGATGATGATTTTTGTGCTTTGTATAAAATACCACGTTCTGTATCAGAGCCATTTTTTTGTTTATAAAAAACTTCAGTATGCTCAACTAATGTACCATAAGGGTATCCATTATCTTTATCATTTGTAGGTAATTCAACATCGTGATTAGCGGTAAAAGCACCATATGTAACAGTACCACCTGAAAATGTAATATACCCTTGCTCACTACCATCACCATCTTTTATTCCAACAGCATAATTTGTACCAGAAGCATCATCAGCACCACATAATAACTCTAACCCAAATCTATTTATATTATTTCCATCGTTATGAATTTTAACAGCCCAATCTCCAGCTAAATCCGCAATTGCATCAATTCTTGCACAATAGACTCTTGCACCACTATCTTGTGCCATATAAACAGCAGTTACAGAAGCATTTCCGAGTGTTACTGAATTATCTGCTACTGCTGTTGCAGTTCTTCCTATAGCTGTTCTATTAATTGCACCTGAAGCATTAGCAGTAGCTCCACTTCCTATAATTGTATTAGCTTGTCCATCTGTAACATCTCCACTACCAGTATTACCAGCTTCATAACCTACAAAAGTATTATTTGCTCCTGTATTTACGTCTGCTCCTGATGTGTATCCTACTGCTGTATTACCAGAACCACTAACTAATGATGTAAGTGAATGGTGTCCAATAGCTATTGTTCCTGTATGAGCATTTGTATCGGTTGCATCCATAGCTCTATCCCCAATAGCTATGTTACCTATAAAGTCTCCACCTAAAGTACCACCCATCATTGCAAGAGAACCTAAAGCTATGTTACTATCTGCCGTATTACCATTTTCTTTAACATCTCTCATAGCCTCAACACCAACAGCTATATTATTTGATTCTCCAGCATTAGCAAATTTTAAGGCTAAAGCACCTATTCCAATATTGCTTGCACCGCTTGTTATGTCAAATAACGATTGCATACCCACAGCAGTATTGTAATTTCCTGTAACATCAATCATTGATTGTGAACCTACAGCAGTATTAGCAGTACCAGCATTGCCAACTCCCATTGCAGAATTACCGATAGCAACATTACTTGCTCCATCATCTGTAGCACTTAAAGCACTTTCTCCTACAGCAGTATTCTGACTTCCTGTAGTAATAGCATCTCCACTTGCATAGCCTATTAGCGTATTTGAAGTTGCCCCACTAGCAACTGAGTTTCCTGCTAAGTGGCCAAAAATTGTATTGTAAATGTTTCCACTAGAATCATTATTACCAAGTGATATTCTGGAGTTAGCGTTAAGTTGTAATCTTACCCCACCATTTACAAAAAATTGTAAGTCATTAGTTGAGTGCAAATATCCAATGTATGAAATATCATTATCATCTACATCGCCAAAATAAATTATATTATTTGCATCGTTAGGTGATAAAAATTGTATTCCAGCATGACTACTATTTTCAATAGTTAATTGTGCATTAGCATTTGAATCTACTGTACCAGCAGTAGCCTTATGGATGTGCATTAGTGTGTCTGGACTTACATTTCCAATACCAACCGATCCTGTTGCTCCATCAATCGTAACTCTTTGAGTGTTGTTTGTCCAAAATGACATATCAGCAGTAGCATGAGAACTTGCTATAACAAGTCCACCTGTTGATGTACTTAATAATTGAGATGTGCTTGCTATGTTGCGACCAGATGTAGAAAAACCAGAAGAGATTGCTCTCATAAATAAAGTTCCAGCATTAGAAGTTGCTTTAAAACCTCCAGATGCTCCTGTTCCATTTTGTGTATTTGTAAATTGCAAAGCTCTGTGAGTATTATCACTTTTTTCAATATCAACAAACTCTGTTGGTGTCATTCCAATACCAACATTACCAGAACTATCTATTCTCATGGCTTCATCTAATGTTTCATCATTTTGAGATGTGCTAAATACTAGAGCTGTACTTGATACAGAATCATCTCCATTTTCTTTTATAGCTCCAATTTGTGCTCCAATAGATGGATTTGTTTCATCATCAGGTATTTTAAATAATATACCAGCACCTTCACCACCACTCATATTAACACCACCATCTGTAGCTCCAAGCGTTAATATGTTATTTATTCCACTTCCAGAAGATACTGATTTAAAAAGACCTACATCTCCACCAGAGACTTCTAGCTTGTACGAACCAACACTCGCACCAATAGCCACATTTCCACTAATTTTAGCAGTTCCTGTTACATCTAAAGTTTCTGCTGGTGAGCTTGTTCCAATACCAACCGAATTTGACTTTATAAAAACAGTATTTGAATTAGCTCCATCTGTTAATACAAGAGAATCTGCACTTGCATCATTAAATACTTGTGCCTTTAAAGTTGAGCCTTCACGAAACATTATTTGAGAGTCTCTATCTGCGGCTGACCTTAAATCAATAGAAGCACTTGAAGAGGCGTGAGTACACTCTATTAATAGATTAGTATCTGTGCTATTTCTAAACAAATGCAAAACAGCACTTGGCGATCCACCTATTCCCACTCTAGAATTTGTGGTATCTACTATAAATACATCACCACCATCTGAATCTTTTCTAACTAATAGTGCTTCTGTATTGGTTACATCTATTGTGGATGTGCCTTGTATAACCTCAGATAATGTTAAACCAATTCCACCAGAAACCGTTAAGTCTCCTGTGATACTAAGATTTCCGTCTATCTCACCGCCATTCCCCAGATCTTGAGGGTTGGATGCTCCCATTGAATTAAACATCTAAATCTCCACCAAACGTACTGCGCCAGTAGTGGTGCTTGTACTTAATACTGAAAAGTACACTGTATTGCCGAGGCCACGAGGTACGGTTAAATAAATCATTGTATTCTTTGGAATAATCAGATCATTGCTTTTGTTTATATCTGTTTCGCTTGTTGCAAAACTAAAATATATTTCTACGGCAGAACGCACGCCTATAGTGCTAGTCATCGTTGCTAGCTGCTTATGCACCGTGTTGGCCACATTTGTTTCCGATCCCGCTGTTAACGCATCCTGTACGCTCCAGCCACCCCCTACGGTGGCATTTAATGCTTCCTGTACCGACCGTTTATGTAAATCTGCCATAATATCTCCTAACTATTTTTCCTGTAAACCAAAGCAAAGTCGCCACTGGCCACTGTCACCGATGTCCACTCACCATAAATGGTTTGCCCGGCTTTTATTGTAATACTGGATAACGTATCCCAAATGTCTGTATCCGATGAGGTTGCGCTAATAACACAATCTGTTGATAAAGCCTGAATTGCAACGTAGGTGTGAGTATTTACTGTTGCGTTGGTAACATAATCATACCCGCCGCCACCAAGTCGGTTTAAGGCTTCTTGCGAGGTATACCTATGAAGGTTTGATGTTGCCATTTGTTCTCCTAATCTCTAAGGTTGTGGCGAACCGTGAACGAGCCTGACGTATGAATTATTTTTTCTTCTTTGTCGCTTTTTTCTTTGGCTGTTGCTTTACGATCTTTGGACCGCCAAATTTGTTTTTAATTACCTCGTACCCCTCATTTACAAGCTTCTGCGCTTCGTCTCTGGATAGGGTGTTGCAGTAATGATTTTCTTTTTTTAATACGATCATAATGTCCTCTACTTAATACAACAGGCGATGACAAAGCCACCGCCTGTTATTGTTATCGCTTATGGATTGAGTAACTCAATTCCTTTCACTTGATTCGCAGTAGTTACTTTTACTCCGTAGATCACGTCGGCAACTACCTTAGTGCCTAAGTAATCAACAGAATATTCACTCTGCATTCTAATGTCTTGCTGCACTGCTACAGCTACACTGCTCTTATGAGCAAGGTAACCAGCATGCGTGCCAGTTCCTGTTGCACTAGAAATCAATGAGGTTTGAAATACTGGGATTCCAAATAAACTTGGAAAATTACCAGATAAATCTCCACCAAATCCGACTCCAGTTGCACCAGCACCACCGACATTACCACCACCCACAACAAATGAACGTGAGTTTAGTAAATCAGCATACATCAATGGATTCACAAAAAAAGCACATTCTTCTTTTGGAATATCATTTGCCATTAATGTACCTAATGCAGTTTCGACATCTGCGTTGGAAAGTGTGTTATCCGCAGATAACGCCTGAGTAGTACCTAGAGAATTCAACTCAGTAATAATATCACTATCCACCGCTTTCGCAAGACCGTAAGCCATAGAAGCAGCATACTTATCAAATAGCTGTTCGTTGGATTGGATCATTGCTATATCCTCAAAAAGTTTGGCGGAAAATTTGTGTTTATTGATTGAGATTTGAATCTCTGTTTCTGTGTTGACACTATAAGTAACACCTTCGTTAGCGGTTTTATTTCCAACAGCTACTTCTTGTATAGATGGAAGGTGGATTACATCCCCTTTACCTTGCACAAGACTTGAGTAGTCGTCAAAAAATGGTCGCATAACGAGCTGTTTATCGAAATAGCGCATGATTGCTTCACTCCACAGCTCTGGAATCATCTTGTCTAAATGTGAACCAGCACCTTGTGTAGCGTCACCAGCAAAAGCTGTATAAGCCATTTTAGGCTCCTTTTATTTTTTGCGCTTGGCGTACATATTCACAATGGAAGTCCAGTTTTTTTGGCGATCCTCTTTATTCATCTTGGTCCAATCTTTCAGATTTTCATTTGCTGGAACTGCCGGGTTAGATGCAACAGCCAAACGTTGTTCATTATTGGTTAGTTTACTTGCAAGAGCGCGCAACTTTGGCATCGGTAGATCACCAAACGTTTCGCGGTCTTCTTCGCTGAACGTAGAAAGGATCTGTTCACGCATTTGCGTTTCCTCAGATCTGGCTCGCTCGACAACAGGCTCCAACTCTTGAATCCGTGCTTGACGTTCTTCAGCGAGTTGCTGCCATTGCTGTTGTTCTTCCATTTGCTTTTCACGATCACTAGCAATCTGTTTTTGCAACTGAGCAAGTTCTGCTTCTACGCTCTGACTTCTCTTTCTGTACTTTTTCGCGTCTGCGATCAGCTGATTCACTTCAGAGCTTTGCTGTTCAACTGGTTCTTGGCTTTTAGGGGCCACCTCTTGAGCGACGGCTTTTTCTATAGGTGGTCGTTCAACACCTTCCGCTGGCTGCGGCGCTTCCTGTGTGGTTGCGTCTTCGGACATCTGTCCTCCTTTACATTCGTATGATCGTTGGTCGGTTTGTAAGTCTTTTTAAATTTTTCTTGATATTGTTTGCAAAGTTGAACAGGATAGCTTTTTCTACTTTTGGTCCTAGTTTTTGTCGCTTTGCTATAACTCTGGCTTTGTCTTTTCTAATCGTAACTCTGCTACGCTTTGTTGGCTTACCAAAACGTCCTTTTGAGTTGGCAATCATCTTCTTTGCCTGTACAGGATCGGTAATACCATAATCAATGGCTAATTCTTCCGTTACCGCTGTTTTAATTAACTTAAATGACCGAAACATCGCGTTGGTTAACGTGAGGTTAGGTGGGTTGGTTTGCGTGCTAAATTGACCCTTTGCTGCTTTGCGTGCTTTTTTTAATCTTTCATACCTGGGTGTATACTTTTCAAACGTTTTACCTTCAGCATCAATACCTTCTTTGGCCTGTGACAAATGCGTAAGCACCAGATCCTTGCCAAACTCTTGCAAGTCTGATTTGGTAAACTTCATTACCTCTTTAAGATTTAGTACGCTCATAATATTCTTTTATTGTCTCTGGCTTTTTATATTTTCCAGATCGCTTTTTTTGTTTGATTTCGTTGCGTGCCTGTGCGCGCTTCTCACTATATTCCACTCCAGACGACAATGGGACGATGAGATGCCGGCAGTTTGGTCCTCCTCGGTCTGTAAAAGCACCAGAAAATCGACTTTCTAGTTCATCGCGAGTAAAGGGTTGCATTGCAAGTATTTCACGACATACAGGGCGTGTTTTATTATCCAATGGACCTTCATACACCCATCGTGTTTCGTTTGTGAACTCTTCCGTCATAGTGTAGATCACTTGCTGTTGATAATTTGTCATCGCTGTATCAATGACCGTATCAATTCTGGAGACATTCACAGATCTAGCTAATCGATCTTTTATATCATCGGCACTTAGACCCAGCTGCGTGCCAGTGATAATTTCCTGACGTATCCGCTCTCCTAAGTGTTCTGTGTACTTGACGATGGATGATCGTTGTACATTTTGGAGAGCCACGAGTTGGTTTTCGGTGATATTCCCAAAAAACGGCAGATCATCCAGAAGCTGTTCCGTGAAATCCATTTGGGTGTTGATGGCGGCAGACATACCCAGATCCTTAATAAGATAGGTCGCAACATTAAGCGCAGCGAGAGCAGCCAGTATTTCCTCTCCAGATAGACCACTCTCTTCCATTTCTTGTATGTCTTTAATAAATTCATTTTCTGCAACCTCCAAAGATTTTAGATAGCTAGATGAAGCGTCGTCTATGACGGCCATGTTAGCTCTGTAGTCTATTTAGTAGACGATTTTCTGATTGTTGCGGTTCTAGTTCGGCTTGCATTTCTTCAAATTCACGAAGATCTTCTGGGGTATAATCCGGATTATGATATATAAAATACATTTTTTTGCTTGCAAGACCATTTTTCAGACGCCAATCCCACAGTTGGATCTCTGATTCTGGGGTTACGGCGTAATTTGGCTCTAAAAAGTCTACTGAGTATTCAGGTCCGGGGTCGGCGTTGGCTTCTACTTGTAAAATTCTTCGATCGACTTCATATCTACGCGACTCCCAAGGCCGCCACGTATCTTCGGTCATTGCAATATTATTATTTGTGGATTCAAGCTCCAGAATTTGCAAACTAGCTGCCGAAGGCGCATTACCAGAGTCATTTCTAGCGTATTTTGCGCGAATATGATTATTATTTAGTGTGGCTTCTACAAAAAATCGTATGCTTTCGATAATCTCGGTAAGAGAACCACCGGGCGAGGTGACTTTTAGTTCAGAATCTTGTGGAAGATATAACAGTTTATCCACTCCAATCTCTACACGAG